AATACTTCTATTGTACCAGAAAACCCACCAACATAACTTTTAGCACTTATTGCTATGTAATTACAGCTGGAAACAGCTTGTACGTTTAACATTGTTATTTAGATTTTAAGATTAAAAAAAAGACCAACAGGGGGACTATGCCCCCTATAAGTCTAATTAAATTATGAGATTAAGATAAATCTCCGCCCTGTACGTACTCAACAAATAACGTTAAGTTACCTGCATTTAAAGTGTGTACGTTTGAAGCACCTACTGTCAAAAGAAGTTCTACATCCACAGCAGTGTGAATAAGAGTTGCTGCTTTTGTTGCTATAGTTACAAGTGCTGTTTGGTTATCATCACCAGTTTCAGCTCCACCTGCGAAACCTACTAAAGTACCATGAATACCTGCATCAAAGTTACCACCTGCTATACCGTTTACACCAGTAGCGCTAATTGCTAAAGCAGCCGCAAAACCTGCTACTGCACCTGTATACCCAACAGATATAATTGTTGAATCATCTCCATTATCAGATAAAGTTGTACCTACATGATAATATGCATTTGTAATTATCGCCCCTTCAGGGATAAAGATAGGTCCATTGTGGGCTGAAATTGATTCAGCGCCTCCTGAGCCGTTTGTAGTTGCAAAGTTCCAAGAAGCTTTGGCTACGTATTTGTTAGTTAAAGGATTGTTTGCCATTTTTCTAAATTTTTAAAAGTTAATATTATAAGTTAACGGAACCAAATCCAACTGAATTTAAATAAGGATTAAGAGCTCCTTCAAAAGCTGAAGTTAAAGCTGCTGTACCATTATCAAAAGCTATATTTAACTCGATAATATTATCAACACCGTGAATTTGAGAATTTGAAGAACCATCTTTAGTAGCTGCAATATTATACATATCGTAAGAATCACCAGTTACTGCAGTATTAGCTGGAGTAGTTGGTAAATAAATTCTGTTGTGATCTCCATACATAATAGCTTTGTGGTCTTCTTCCATTTTAGCTACATAAAAACCATCACCATATCCTCTTAAACCTATTGTAGAATAAGTAGTTGCTTGAGTAGTTCCAACACCTTCAAAAACAAAGTCCATGTGAACTAAATCTTCTTGTACTGAACCGTCAGCTTTGCTTTCTCCTTTTTTAAATCCAGTTATAGCTAAATTACCACCGTTATCTGTAACAGCTCCGTTTACCCAATGAGGCAAATCAGCATCAATAGCTACTTTAAAAGCAGCAGTTTGAGTTGTAGGAGTTGCAGCAGCAGCAACGCTAATTTCATAAGATTTCATTTCAAATGGTTCTGCACCATTAGTTAGGTTTATAATTTTAAGAGTGTGATTTCCTGCAACTGTTGCGTTAGTAGAAAGAGTAGCCACTGCTACTTCTGCTACTTGAGCTACATGCGATTTACCACTCCAGTTAATAACATCCCTTCCATATATCCAAGGACTTACTAAATCTCTAGTTCCTGTTCCTTGCACAATTCTAAATTGTGGGGAATCAGCTATTGTGTCTCCAGGTAACATTGCTGTTGGTCCTGATGCACTATTTTTTTGAATTTCTACAGCTCCTGCATCTAAGATACCTGTTACGGTTCTAGCTACAGCTACTGCGTTTCCAATGTACAAATGTCTTGCCATTTTTTTTTACTTTTTGTTAATTAATAATTATTCATTTTTACCAGCTTCTATAGACTGGCTTTTGTAACGAGGATCACTAATGCCCTCTAAAATACTGCTTATTGTCATATCTACAATCTCTTGATGAGAGTGATCTGGCAACTCGCAATTAATCGACAAATTTAGTGAAATCTCTGCCGGTTTTCTTATGTACGTTATTTTTACTTTATCTATTATAAATATAGCACTAGTATAAATATCTATGTAACTTCCACGAATAGTTGTAAGTGGTTTAGTATGTTTAGTTGTGTTAAAAGGATCATCTAGTAACGTGTAAATATCATCGTGTTGTATGTATTTATTTACAGCATTTATAGTTTCTCCCCCTATTATATCTCTTCTTCCTCCGTATGTGCTATCTTCATATTGCGCGTATGCACTTGTAAGTACATTCCCTAAAGCATCTTGCCCTATTAAAGCGGTTTGAAGATTGGAGCCACTAACAGCATTAGTTATAGACATATCCCAGTTAAACCAAGGGTATTGATTTACTGCATCTATAATAAATATAAAGCTTCCTGGAACTGTTAACTCCCCATATTGCTCCCAATAAACTTCTACTCCAGGAACGTTAATGTTTAATATATCTAATCTTACATTATCTGAATCTGAAGGATATTGCCATGTACCATTGTTAGTCCAGATATTCTGATCTCCTAATAAAGGATTGTCAGGATCTGCCATCATATTAATACTTGAAACAAAATCTGTAGAATTATTATTAGAATTGTTCATGACAAAGTCATGCATACTAACTGTAAAATAATTTATAGGTTGACTATTTTGTAATGTCCAATCTACAGGTTCACAGTTATTAATTTTTACATCAGACCTTTGTGATACTAGATACATATAATCTGTAGGAAGTTTAAATGTATCTATCCAGTGGTCTGCACTTAATTGATCTTTATAAGTTGTGCTATTTTCGTACTCTGTTACTAAAGTTCTAAGGTCATCAATTCTTTTCTGAGACTGCTCAAAACCTCTCCCCATAATATTATTCCTACCATATTTAGTATTAATAAATTTAATTTGAGCTTTGTTTAGCTCAAGATCTATTTCTTCGGGTAATAGCATATCAGCTTGGAGTGAATTAATTTTATCCACTCCTTGCTGTATTGCTAAATGCATTTCAAGTACATTCATATAATTATACTGCTAGTTCTCTTAGTTTAGCTCTTAAAACGGTTAATGTTGAAGAGTTCTTTTTGTCTCTAAGGTATACAACTGCGTTATCTAATGTGTCCCCAATTACATCATCTATAAATATAATTTGGTTCCCTATTTTTCTCATTACACCTGCTGTTACCATTTCTTCTATTTCTGCCTTTATTTCTAAGTTTTTATCTGAAGCAATTTTTAAGAATTTAGCTGGATTTTTATCTTTGATTTCATAAAGCTGATTTTCTATTTGATCATCTGTTAATCTATCAGGATTGATTGATGTTATTAATCTTAAAATTCTTTTCATATTTTTTACATCCGCAGAAGATTTAATAAACATTTTATCTGCATCTTTTCTGAGTTGAATTTTATTATTTTTAACTTTATCGTCTCTTGTTAAATCCTGGATATAAAATCTTTTTGTAAAATCTTTATCCATTTCATCTTTTGTTAATGCTACATGTGGGTGTTTTAAAGCAAATCGGTACTTAATAAAATCATCAAGCTTTGATGGATTACCGTTTTCGTCTACTCCAATCTCTAATTCAACTCCTGTAAATCCTACAGGTACTGTTAAATTTGCCCAGAATTCTTTAGAGTATTTTGGCCATTCCATGTGGTCTGGGCTAACATCTAAATATCCTTTCATATACTTTACTTCGTCCTCCGGGGAAAAAGCTTTTAAAGGTTGTCTATTTACATAAACACTACTAAGTTTTATTACTGCCTCAGCTCGCACTTGTTTTGGAAGGTGGTTTAAAACCTCTTTCCGTCTTAATGTTACTTTTTTTGTCATTTTCAGTTCTTTTAATAGTTAATGTTGGGATGTAAAGAATAACCCTCCCAACTGAGTTATATTATAAATTGATAAAGAGTGGGAGAGAAATAATCTCCCCCACACCTTCAATCAAAACCAATATATATAGACGCAAATTAATGCCTAGTTAAGATGCAGTACAAGTAATGTCAATAGAGGTATCAAATCTACGTAAGCAGATACCAGCTGTTTTTAACATGTGTACAGATGCACCATCTACATCAGAAGCCCTAGCATCAGATCCAGAGAATCCTTTAGGAACTACAGAACCAGCTACACACCATCTCATCATTTCACGACCTGTCTTAGAGATCATTTGTAGATTGTTTTGTCCATCATAATTTGATTGATCAACAAATACCATTCTATAAGATTCAAGTGAATATCCAGTTACTGGATGTTTAGCACGAGCTTGAGCAACAGCACCATGATCAAACAATGGTAATTTTACCACGTTTACAGAGTGTCCATCAATATGCTCGTACGATGTAAAGTATCCTGTCATACCTAAGTTACGACCTGATCCAGTTACAAATTTACCGTTATCTACAATTTTAAATGTATTACCAGCAAAGTGTGATTTTAGAGCTTCATCAAATTCTCTAGCTCCACCAATTCCAGTGTAAAGAGTAATTTGTTTTTTAGAAGCATCTGTCATTTGGTAAAATAAATCACCAATGATATTTTTTAATTTATTTTCAGTCATTATAGAGTAAGTGTCCTTATTGACAATTTGCTCTAATAGACCTGGACCTACAATTACAGGTTGACCATTTTCATCTTTCATGAAAGTTGACCCGTTAGAATCGTAAGTTTTTTGTCCATACCAGTAGTACATCTCACACTCTTCTTTGAAGTCAAGCATGTGTAAGTACTCCTCATAGTCCATCCAAAGTTTAGTAGTAGATCCACCTTTAGTTGGTAAAGAGAATTCAGCTACAAAATCTTTAGCGTTTCCAGACATGTGGTAAGATTTTCTAACTGTAGTTAGTTTGTTTCTTACTAATCCTGGAGTTTCCCAATTAGAAGCATTTCCTCTAGAGAAATCAACCCCTACTGGTGCATACATTTGAGCAAATAAAGCTCCTGCTGCAACATCTGCTGCTGGCATAGTTGCCGTAGCTGCTGGGTTAACTAATTGAAGTGTGTATTTAAATGATGATCCACCAGCTACTT